CGTAGTGTTTCATAGCGTTTCGTAAAAAACGATTTTAGCATACCCCATACTGAAATGCTATCCCCTCTTACGATACATCGTCAGATCACGATCCGTTGACAATCCCCCGTACATAATGTATCCTTAGTCGCAAGCGCAGCGGCGGGTATTGGCTTTCTCCTCTTTCACTTTCCCCGCCGCCCGCGCCCGCGCTATGCCTGCAACACCGCCGAACATCGTAAGTTACCCCGCAGATCATTCGATTAGTCGGAATGGTCTGAAGCCCATGCTCATCGTGGCTCACGATACGGAAGGTGTAGACAGCCGCGCAACCCTCAAACACGGCGACGGGCGCTCTGTCTCTATCCACCGCCTGATCCAGAAGTTTCCTCGCGCGAATGGCACAACGGACATCCTCCCCGGCAAACCAGAGCGCCAATCGTCTGGTGTGGTGATCTATGACATGGTTCCTGACGAGCGCGGGGCGAACCATGCTGGATACGCTACATGGAAAAGCAATGGACGGACGTTCACCCCAACGGGCGTGAACGTCAACGTTATTTCGCTTGGCTTTGAGTTGGAGTGCTTGGGCAGCAAAGACAAGAACGATCACTATACCGAAGATCAGTTACTCGCCGCCGGCTTTGTCATTAATCAATGGCGTGCGAAATACGGCCCGCTGCCGCTTGTCAGACACGCCGACATTGATTCCAAGAGGCGGTCAGACACGTATAACCTATCTGTTGCCGACTTGGAAAAGTGGGCGAATGCCGCCACGCTGGTGTATGACGTTGATCCGTTCGCCGCGTGGGGCGATGTCGGCAAGCCCACAGGCGCAGCCGCCGGGTTCGCTATTCCAAAAGCCTGGCTCGTCAATAAGGTATTGGGGCGCTGCGTTGTGCCTGAAGCCTATAGCGCCAGCGGCAAGTATAGCCGCGCGGAGTTTGAGCACGGCTTGATAACATATTTTGTCGCACGCAAGGCGGCGATTGTGGAACTGTTTTGACACCACCGCCCGTCATCACCTGTCCCACCTGCGGCGGCACGCTGCACCCGCCGGCTCGGCATTGGTGCGCGGGTGCGCTGCCGGAGCGCCGGATCGCGCTGGCGCGGGCGCTGTGTCGCGCGGGGCTGGCGTTCGAGCGGTGGGAAGCGGCGCAGAACAAACCGGGGTAGGCATATTTAGCGCTCGGCTAGGGTAGCTCCCGAACGGCGGCGACTCCACCGCTGCCGAGCGCTTAAATTGGAGTATATCGTACAGGAGTATACGATGGGTTGGGAAAATGACATTCATGGGCTTGTGTTCAAGAGTAGTGAACTCAAATTGTACGCGCCGTCGCACTCTTACGGGATGAAGGTATCGCAGATATGGCGGCAAACGGGTGTCATGCGGATTATGACGTACTCGCTGCCATCGGTTGACTATGTACACAAGCAACTCGGTAGGCGTCCTTATGACATATGGGTGCTTTGCCATAGCAAATTCACTAGCAAGGCAAGGGCGATCAAAAATAAGTTTCCGGGCATAGCGATCCGCACGTTGGATAATATTCACTCAAAGGTTATCCTGATTGAACCAAAGACACTCTATATCGGGAGCGAAAACTTTGGACACAGCGGATGGATTGAAACCTGCATCGGTGTACGTTCCGCACAAGCACATGATTGGTTTTTTGAAAATGTATACAAGGATGCGTGGGCGGGTGCGATTGAGGTAGAACGCACGGAGTTTGATTAACCGGGGTAGGCAGCCGGTGGAGGCGCTGCAAACAACTCCACCGGCCTAACCACACACTACTGTGGATAGTGAGCGGCTGAATGGATTATATCAGAAATCGACAATATCCCATGAGCGATATTTTAGCAATTGATTGGATTAAGGCGCTGTGGGCTGATGCCCGCGCTGAAACTGATCCCGCACGCAAGGCGCAACTAGAGCGCGATGCGGCGATCATGGAAGATGCCTGGAACCGGTCAAAGTATTCGCTCGCTGCCACGAAAGATCAGATCACCGCAGCTCTTGGCAACGCCTCGCTAAACCTGGCTGAACGGCTTGACGATGTGGTATCCGGGTATCGAACGCTTGATAACCGCGTGGGGGAGATTCACCAGCATGTGCAAGAGGGGCATACGCTGATTAGTGTGTTTGTGGAGAGCTTCCCTACGCAGTTCGCGGTATTCCAAACGGAAATGCGGGACGCGGCGGAGGAAAACCGCACGCGGCTGGGAAAACTCGAACAAGGACAGGTTGAGTACAACGCGCGCCTTGACGACGTAGACACGCGCCACACCGAACAGTGGCAATTGGTCATTGAGCGCCTCGACAACAGCGACGAACGGCTTGATCGCAAGCGTGAGATGCTCCGCGATCACGCCGAGCGCATTGTCGCACTGGAACAAAGCAACGCTCGGCTAGCCGTTCAGGATGCGCGCATTCAGGCGCTAGAGGACGAGAACACCCGCCTTGCTGCGGTGGAAGCGGCGCTGATCGCCCTCGCCGCACGGATCGAGGTTGCGCTACCGACCGAGGACGATCAAGATCTTTCGGCGCAGCTGCGGGTTGACGCGGCGGAGCGTAGCAGCGGTGGCAGTTGACGACCAACAGCGCCTAGAGGAAATCAGAAACGCGCGCCTCCACCGGCTGCGCCTCCTTGAAAAACGACAAGCAATAGAGGGGTTTTCTGTTGACCCGTCGGTGATTGCCGAGATCGCCCAAACGCGCGCGGAACTAGGGATGGTGGATAGCGCGCTCTCACATCCTGTCAACGCGGAAACTGCCGAAGCGATGGGCGCGGGCGGACGGTATCTCGCAAACGATCGCAAACTCGATCGCCTGTTCCAGATGTTGACCGAGCGCATGGACAGGATGGAGGAACACGCGGATGAGCGATATAAATCGCAGGAAGCCAAGCACGAGGCCGGCGCGCGGCTCTATCAACTTCTATTTACCCTGTTTGGAATCGGGCTGATTATCTCGCTCGTCATTGGCGCATTCCTGATCGGCGGGGCATTCCGGTGACTATCGCCCTGATCCTACTCGGCATTCTTGTTGCGTTCGTGCTCGGCTTCATCATCGGCGCGCTGCTTGGACAGCGCAGAAGCGAGGATGATTGATGGGACTTGAACTGATTATCATTGTCCTCTTCGTGGTGCTGGTATTGAGCCTGTCAGTAAAGGACTAAGCTATGGACATCACACTCGGTACACATGTGCTTACGGCGATCGTGTTCGGCCTGGTGTTCGCATTCTTGCGTATCCTGATCGAAGGACTCCCAAGCCCGTTTCCGTGGCGGCACTGGCTTGGTGAGGCGGTGGTGTTGGCTGGGCTGGCGTACATCATCCTGTTTGGAGTTGTGCGGGTATGAACGCCACCGTCGAAGCGCTCACCGAAATCTGCCGCATCGTGGCGGCGATCGTGCTCGTGCGCAAACTGCCGCCCGCGAACCTCGGCGCGATCGTGGCGACGTTGCAGGACAACGGTGGCGAGGCGTTGGCAAGCGTGCTGGTGGGAACGTTGCCCTTCGATGCGCAGCCACCGTATGAGGCGTTGACGCAATGAGCGATGAGCCGATCACCTTCCTCGCATCGTTTCCGAATATCCAAACAGCGATTCGGGTGGCAGGTGACGGCGGGGCGCGCATTCTTCTTGACATCGCAGAGGATGAACTCCCGTCGATTGCGCGGTTGCTGCTGATGCGGGGGATTGTGCTACGGGTGACGGTGGCGCCAGAGAGTGTGACCACAGCGCCGATCAAGGCGCGCGGGTGGAAAGAGCCGAAGCATTGAATTATTGATCCAATCAATACATTATGCCATTTACTAAAGGACAATCAGGGAATCCGGCGGGCAGACCAGCCAAGGCGGAAAAGTTCGCGGGCGCGATAGCGAAAGCGGAAGCGCGCATCGCTAAAAACCTTGTGCGTTATATCGAGAACATGGAAGCGCTGGCGGATGGAATCTATCAAGAGGAAATGACGATCGAAGGCGCACGCATCGTGTACCAGCGACCTCCTGATCGGCAGGCAAACGCCTACCTGATCGATCGCATCATGGGCAAGCCGACGGAGCGCAAAGAGATCACCGGAGAGGACGGCGCGGCGCTGTTCCCTGACTTCGAGCGAGCACTTCAAAAAACGTATGCTGCAAACGACACACCAGCCGAATAGCGCGCTTGACCGCTACCTGAGCACGGCGCGGGTGATTGGATGCCCCGCCGATCAGATGCGGAACTTTCGCACCGCTGGCTATGTTGCACAGCCGATGCAACTCCGCTTTCACGCGGCGTGCCGTGCGGCTGATTGGCTTGACGGCCCCACGAAGATTGGGATGGGCGGGGCGCGTGGGCCGGGCAAGTCGCACGGCGTACTTGCACAGGTGGGCGCGGATGATTGCCAGCGCCTACCGGGCGCAAAGTGGTTGCTACTCCGCAAGGTGGGCAAGGCAGCGCGGGAAGGGTTTGAGGACTTGCTCGCACGTTCATTCCCGCCGTGGATGCGGTATTGGATTCCGTCGCGCTCTACCCTCGCATTCCCCAATGGTTCCCGTGTCATCATCGGCCACTTTCAGGCAGAGAAAGACGTTGACGCCTATCTCGGCTTGGAGTATGACGGCATCGCCGTAGAGGAAGCCACGCAGCTTTCGCGCTCCAAACTCGAAATGATAGCGACGGTCAATCGCACATCGAAGCCGGGGTGGCGTCCGCGCATGTACTACACCTGGAATCCCGGCGGCGTGGGGCATGCGTATGTCAAGAAGTTGCTTGTTGAGCCGTATCGGCGCGGCACGCAGACAGATACGCGGTTTATTCCAGGCACGGTCAACGATAACAAACACGTCAACCCCGAATACCGGCGCACGCTCGAAGGCTTGACCGGGTGGCGGCGCGCGGCGTGGTTGGACGGTGACATGGACATCGCCGCCGGGCAGTTTTTCACGAACTGGCGGCATGACTTGCACGTCATTCCTGACGAATCCATCATCCCCGGCGCGCGGGTGTGGTGTGCGCTTGACTATGGGTTTACGCATTACACCGTGGTTTATTTACTGATGCAGTACGACGGCATGACGACGGTGATAGACGAGCACGCCGAGCGGCGATGGCTGCCGAAGCGGCACGCGCCCGCAATCCACGCCATGCTTGAACGGCACGGGCTGAAGGTATCAAGCCTCGCATCGTTTGTGGCCGGGCGTGATGTGTTCGCCAAGGGCAAAGACGAGGACGGCAAAACGATTGCCGAGCAGTACCAGGCATACGGTATCCACCTGACCGCCGCGAATGATGACCGCATCAATGGTGCGGGCGAGTTGCTGACGGCGCTTGGCGATAGCGAAGTGGATATTCCGCCCACGCTGCGCATTACGGCGCGTTGCCGCCGCTTGATTGAATGTATCCCCGCGCTTGAACACGATCCGCATCGCCCGGAAGATGTGTTAAAAGTTGACACTGACGATGATGGCGACGGTGGTGATGATCCCTATGACGCGCTCCGCTATGGTCTGATGGACGCCCGCCGCGCCACCACCGTCACCCGCTCGAAGCCCACGACAAACCGATGGAAGGAAATCTAGATGGCTCGTACACCCGCTGAACTAGGCGCGCCCGGCCTGCCAATCTTCGCCGGCCGGCTCTCAATTGACACCAACACGCGCCTCCGCTGGCCGGCAGCGGGCCGAATTTACCGCCAAATGCTGAACGACGAGCCAGCAGCCGCCGCACTGTGGACAGCCACGCGCACGTTGCTGCGCACCGATGTGCAGGTGAGCGAGGGCAGCGATGCACGCGCAAGCGAGCTGGTGGAGGCGTCCCTTCACGATATGCGCGATTCGTTTGCGACCAAACTTCAGCAGATGACCAGCGCGATGTTCTTCGGCTTCGATATTCACGAGATCGTGTACAAGCGTCGTCCCGATGGCATGGTGGGGTGGGCGGATTGGGCGATGCGGCGGCAAGAGACGTTGGAGCGGTGGGAAACGGATAAGAACGGGCGCGTGGTAGGCTTCACGCAGCGCCCCGCGCCGGATTACAAGATCCGCACGATCCCGCTGAAGAAGTGCATTCACACGCTTGCCGACGATAGCGACGGCTCGCCAGAGGGGCGCGGGGCGCTCCGCCCGATGTACCGCTATTGGTACATGGTTACGCAGTTTGAACTACTCGGCGCGATTGCCTTGGAGCGCTTTGGCACGGGCATGCCGGTATTCTCGCGTGAGGATCACGTTGATCTAACACCTGCACAAGAAAGCCTGCTTGCCGACATTGCAGCGGGCGTGCGGCAGAACGAAGAGGCGTATGTCCTAGAGCCGCCCGGTATCAAGTTTCGGTTCGAGCCATCGCCGGGCGTGGATGCCGCAACGTACCTCGCGTTTATTCAGAACTTCCGCACGTGGATGCTCACCACCGCGCTTGCGCAGTTCGTGGTATTCGGAACCGGCGACACGGGCGCGCGGGCGCTTGGGGATACCATGACGAGCCTGTTTCTGAAGGCATTGACGGGCTTTCAGGACAAGCTGTGCGACACCATTAACCGGCAGGCGATCCCGCAGCTGATGCGCTACAACGGATGGGGGGACATGGAAGAGTTCCCCACGGTGTCCTTGCCGGCGGTGCGCGAATACGACCTCGCCGCGCTCGGCGGCTTTGCGAAGACGTTGAATGACATCGGCGCGTTTCACCCCACGCCACAGGACGAGGAATGGTTGCGCAAGATTAGTGATCTGGTGGACATCCCGCTCGAAGATTTGGAAACGATGCACGAGGACGCGGCGGCGCAAGCGCAAGCGATGCGCCAGCAAGTAGCACCGGGCGATCCGATGGACGAAGCGCCCACGGAGGACGCGCCGACGGACATGCAAGATGAGCAGATGATGGATGGCGAAGATGCTTAACGTGCTGGTGGCGTGTATGGAGCGCAAAGCGCCCGGCGGGCTGCACTTCATCGGTGAGCATCGGGTGCTCTACGATACGAGCGCCGGATGGGGCGAGGCGGCAAACGCGCTGCTTGACGCGGCGGCATTGCTTGGCGGCGATGCGCTGTTCCTGGACGATGATGTGGTGCTCACGCCCGATAGCCTGCGCGGCGTGCGGGCGCACTACGATGCGGCGGATCTGTTTGGGCTGGATTTGCACGATATGGACGGCGATCGGCAGGGCGGCGCGCGGCATACGCTGGACAGCGATGGCAATCTGGCCGATTGGGTGCAGCCCGGCCCCGCCTACGTGGCGCACGTGTCCACCAGCGCGATCTATCTGAAGGAATCGTTTGTGCAAAGCGGTGTGCGGTTCCCAATCTGGCCCGGCTTGCATTGGGAGGATGTGGCGCTGTGTATTGACGCCTGGCTGCATGGGCTGCGGGTGATGGCGGTTCCGGGCTATGTCCATCACGCGATTGTGGGCGGCGTGGGCGCGACCAAGCGCCACGATCCCGCGCTGTGGGCGCGGTGGGCGCAGAACGTGGACTTGTTCCGCGCGTGGTGTGACGCGTATGACGTGCGCGGCGCGCTTGCCGATGGGCGCGTGCCGATCGATGTTCAGACAGTAGAAGGAGTTGTGAGATGACGACCAAAAAGCATGAGACGTTCCGTGCGGAGCGCAAACCAGAGACGGTGTTGGACGCCACGCCCAAGGACGAGCCGAAAGAGGCACCGAAGGTTGACCCTACGCAATGCCAGTGCAGCGGCGTTACCCGGCGCTACGACGGTGATGGGTTGCTCGGCACGAACGAGCGTGGGGTGAACGAGTACCAGTGCAGCGTGTGCGGCAAGCGGTATCACTAGCGGAGGCATCGGGCGGCTATGACACCGAAGATAACGAAAAACGACATCATGCGCGCAGGTGAGGTTGTGGTCACTATCGATCCGCGTGTGCGAGAACGAATCGAAAAGAAACTGCGCGAGGCGCTTGAGAAGGCGCTTGAGAAGGCGCTACGGGATGCCTAATATCCTTGTGTTGCAACCCGCGCGCCCGTCCAATCCGCCTGCCTTACGAGCGCGGGCGGATGCGCTGATCGAACGGATGGTGGCAAGCAATCCCGCTATGGCGTTCGACATCGGGCAAGAGAACGTCTTTGTGGTCCCGCCGCCGAACGTCTCACGCTACACGCCGCACGCGGCGGCGCGCAACTACATGCTTGACCGCTTCCTGAAAGCCGATCACACGCATGTGCTGTGGATTGACAGCGATTTGATTGACTATCCAGCCGACTTGCCCGCGCGCCTCTTGCGCGTGGAGGATGCGATTGTCGCGCCGCTGGCGATGTTGGACGCCAGCCCTGATCGGCTGCTGTTCGATCCGCACCCCGATCGGTTCTACGACATCGGCGGGTTTATCGAGGCGGGGCGGCGCGCGTCCTATTGGCCGCCGCACTTTGTGCAGCGTGGCGACGTGATCGACCTGGATAGCGTGGGCTGCTGCTACCTGGCCCCGGCGCAACTGTATCGTGATGGCGTGCGCTACGCAACGCCGCCCACCGATTACTTTGTGGAGCATTGGTCGGTGTGTCAGGCGGCAAAGCGGCGCGGGTATCGCGTGTGTGCGTTGACCAATGTGCGGGTAGTGCATGCGTGGCTGCCGGATTACGGATTGGAATTGAACTAATGGCGGAGTACACGCGCTTTCAATCGCTCAAAATCCTACGCCACTATGACACGCTCGAAGCCATCACGCGCGGTGACGAGCCGTACCCGATTGAGTGGGTGGTGTATCCGTCGAATGCCTGCAATCACAAGTGCGTGTGGTGCATGTTTCGTCAAAATGGTGAGCAGTTCGGCGCAAATCGGGTGGTGCTGCCGCGCGAAACGCTGTTGCGCTTTGTGCATGACGCCGCTCGGCTCGGCGGCACGGTGATCCAGTTTGAGGGCGGCGGCGAGCCGCTGATCAACGCCCACACGCTTGATGCGCTGTGGCTGGCGAATAGTCTAGGCATCAAAACGGCGATGAGCACGAACGGGCGGCTGCTGACACCCGCTGTGGCGCGTGCGGTGGACTATCTACGCATCAGTTTGAACGCCGGCACAGCGGCGCAGCATTGGAGGACGAACCACGGCGCGGATGCAGACGACGTGGGCGATTGGGATGAGATCGTGTCGCGCATCGCCGCCGCCGTGCCTGTCAAGCGCAAGGACATCTCGCTCGGCTTCGTGCTAGATGCCGACAATTATCACGACATCCCGGCGTTCATCGATCTTGCGGCGGAACTAGGCGTAGATTTCGTACACATCCGGCCCGCGTTCTGGTATGACCCCGCGCAGGATGCCAGAGTGCGCGCCATCATGCCCGCTGCGCTGGCGCTGTGTCAAGCGGCGCAGACACGACACGCGGGCGGAGCGCTTGACATCTTCGCTATCACTGAAAAGTTTGACGGCTATTGGACGCCGCGCGCCTATCACGCCTGCCGTGCGGTGTGGACGGGTGTGGTACTCCGTGCTACGGGCAACTTTGCGGTATGCAAGGATCGCACCGATCTGGTGTGGGGGAATACGCCGAACTACAAGGCCGGCGCGACGTTTGAGGAATGCTGGCATAGCGACGAACGGCGGGCACTTGTCGCATCGATCCACGATGGCGACGACGGCGCGCTCACGGCATGCCCGCGCTGCGTGTGGGGCACGCGCAACACCGTGCTTCAGGCAATCGAACGTGATGATTTTCGGATCGCACTCGTGTAGGGGGCATTCTCAATGCAGCAAGACAAGCCATCCTATAGCCCACGCGCATCTACTGGCTTTTTCTGTCCGTACTGCGGGCGGCCCGTGATGCCCTCCGCCCGTCTGAGCTACCCCAATGGCGCGATCGGGCAGTACGCGCCCGTGTATCGCTGTGGTTGCGGCAAGCACGTTGGCGAGCCGGTGAGTATGGTACAACTTAGTAAGCGCCCATAGACATTTTCTATTGACAATTCGCCCGCCATACGGTAGACTTATGGCTGACAACTGAATCCATTCGACCGTCTCAACGAGCGGCACCCTAACCGGTGCCGCTTTTTTGATTCCCCCGTGAGGTTCTATGAGCGAACCAACCCGAATCCGCCTGAATGTCATTAGCGAAGTTGCCCTCGAAGGCGGCAACCCGCGCCCGATCCACATGTTTCGCCCTGGCACGTTTACCGATATGAACGGGCGTGAAACATCGTTCAGCGATGCCGACGTAGCGACAATCGTGGAGCGCTTCAACGCCAACCGCCGCCGCAAGCCGCCGATCACTGAGCGTCACGACTTTGGGCGCGCGATCGGGCGATTACAGGACGTGTGGGCGGATACGAACGGCAACCTGTATGGCTTGCCGAAGTGGAACGCCGAAGGACGCGCGCTCCTGGAAGAAGAAATCTACGATGGCTTCTCGTGCGAACTTGACCACGATAACGGTGGCTGGACACTGATCGGCGGCAGTCTTACGAACTATCCCGCCGTCGGCGGACTCGAACCCGTCACCCTCGCCGCGCCGCCCTTGCAGGCGGCGGAAGCGCCCACGATGCCGCCGGCAGAGACAGAACCGGTTATCCTTACGGCTCCCTCCGCGCCCGTCCCAGCGCGCACCGATACGACACCCAACCAACCATCACAAGGAGTGCAATCCATGTCTGACATCTTGGAGCCGGTGACGCTCGAAAGCGTTGCCCTTCCACCCATTAGCGATCCAGCGCTTCAGGCGCGTGTTGATGCGTATTTCGCGCAGCAACAGGCGGCCATGCAGCAGCGCGAGCGCGAGATCGAGGCGCGGCTGAAGGCAGACTTCGAGCGCCGCATGCTGGAAACTGACCAGCGCAACGCGATCCACGCCTTTGCCCGCGCCCGCACCATGACTGACGCCACATCGCCGTTTGCTATTCCTGGCACAGCCGAAGAACTGGCACAACTGTTGCTCGAAACCCCGGCCGGTGTGCGCGGCAAGTGGCAAACGATGTTGACCCGCATCACCACGGCGGGGCTAGTGTCCTTTGACGAGATCGGCAGCAGTGGCGAAGCCGAAGAAGCCGCCGATCGGTGGTCGATCCTGGTGAATGCCAAGGTGGCCGCCGGTTTTTCCAGGGTTGACGCCATCCGTGCGGTTGCGAAAGAGCATCCAGACCTGTACGACGCACAATCACGCGCCGCGAAGAAGGGAGGCCGCTAAATGGCTTGGGAAGATGGCATGCGCGTCCTGAGCTGGCCCGCTGCGGGCGATCTCAGTTCGTTTCAATACTACCCCGTAACCTTGACCACCAATGCAACGTTTCCGGACGGCTGCATTACAACGATTAGCGCCACGGCCACCAAGCCGCTTGGCATCTTGCAGGATGCCCCCGACGCCGCCGGCGCAATGGGCGCGGTGTGCGTGAAGGGCGTGAGCAAGTGTCTGGTCTATACCGGCGCGATTGCGCTGCTTGATGCCGTGGGCGTCGATACCAACGGGCGCGGCGCGGTGACAACGACTGACAATCAGTGGATTGTCGGCACTGTGTACGACGGCAAGACTGCCGATGCGGGCGTGAACACCATCATCACGGTGGATGTTGACGTTCAACGCTACTAAGGAGCACCTGAACCATGCCACTACCAACGATCAGTCAGGTGCATATTCAATCAGCCCTGACAGACCTGTCCATCGCCTACCGACAGGGCGCGCCGGCCATCTCGGATCTGATCTTCCCGCGCGTGTCGGTCAACAAGCAGTCCAATAAGTACTACGTGTGGAACAAGGGTGACATGTGGCGCGCCGAGGCGCGCAAGCGCGCGCCTGCCAGCGATTTCGCCCGCGTGGGCATCCGCGTGTCAACGGACAACTACAGCGCTGTCCAGTACGCGCTAGAGTACCTGATCGCGGACGAGATCGCCGCCAACGCCGACGCCGGGATTGAGTTGGAATCCACCGCCACGATGTACCTGGTGGATCAGCTCAATCTTCAGAAGGATCTCGACTTCGCCGCCGATTTCTTCACCACGTCAAGCGGATGGGCGTCCGGCACGGTGTCAACGGCGTGGGATACGGTCGCAACCGGCACGCCTGTGACCAACATCGTCGGCGCGGTGACGACCATTCGGCGGGCACTCGGCGGCAGCAACAATCACAAGATCGTCGGTGTCGGCGGCGCAAAGATCCGCGCAGCGCTGCTCACATCCGATCAGGTGCGCGACCGCACCAAGTACGTCAACGCCGGCACATTCGCTGCGCTCGAAGGTGCGCTTGCGGGCGTGCTTGGCTTGGACGAACTGGTGATTTCGGATCGGGAGTACAACACCGCGAAGGAAGGCCGCACGGCAAGCTACAGCCCCGTGTTTGACAATGATTTCCTGGTGGTCGCTGTCCCGCGCAACCCTGGTCTGTCAACCCCAAGCGCGGGCTACACCTTCGCATGGGATGAGGACGGGCGCGGCGATATGTACGTGGAGCAGTACCGCGAAGAGCCAAAGAAGGCGACCGTGGTACGCGCGGTGTGCTACTACGATCAGAAGCAGACCGGGACGGACTTAGGCGTCTTTTTCTCCAACCCGGTCACGTAAGACAGGCATAAGGGGCGGCTTATGAACGTCTATGTCATCCACCCCGGCGCGGGGTGGTCAACGTCGGATGTGTATACCGGGCTGGTGTCAGGCTTGAAGGCCCAGTCCGGTATCACGGTCTATGAAGGGCGGATCGATTCGATCCTGAATTGGTACGATACCGCCATTCATTGTGGCGTGCAGGCGGGGGCATTCACCGCCAACTCCTACTCAACACAGGTGCTCAATCGGCAGCGCATGGCAAGCGCGCATATCACCCAAAACGTTCTTGACATCTGGCCGGACGTGGTGATCTCCGTCTCCGGTCACAACTACCACCTTGACGACGTGGACATTCTGCGCCGCGTCGGCATCCGAACCGCCGTTCTTCTCACCGAATCGCCGTACTTTGGCGAGCTGGAAGGCACGATGGCGCGACACTACGACATCGCATTCACGAACGAGCGCCGCTCCGCCGCACGCCTGAACGCGCACTATTTACCGCACGCCTATAACCCGGCGGTGCACACGCCTGATGGCCCGCACGCGCCCGCATCCGATGTGGTGTTCATTGGCTCCATGTTTGACGAGCGCAAACAGTTGCTTACGGACACCGATTGGACGGGGATCAATTTCGTGTGGCGCGGGCACGATATGACGGAAACGCCCGCCGATGTGGTGCCGAACAATGAAACCGCCGCCCACTATCGCGCCGCCAAGATCGGGCTGAACCATCACCGCACCACCACCTCGCACGGCAGCGGTAAGCACATCCGCCCGGAAGAGGCCGAATCGCTCGGCCCGCGTGCGTATGAGATCCCCGCGTGCGGGTGTTTTCAATTGATGGACGATACCCGATTGGAAGCGCGCGAAGTGTTCCGCGACAGTTTAGCGACCTACAAGGCGGGCGATCCTGCCGACTTACGCAAGCAAGTCGCGTGGTGGCTTGACCACCCGGACATGCGCCAGATTTGGGCGGCGGCGCAGCGCGCGTGTGTGCAGCCGCACGCATGGGATGTGCGGGCGAGGCAGGTGATGGAGAGGATCGTATGAGCGATTACGGATCGGTATCCGGCGTAGCAAAGTACGTGCGCCACATGACCAACGCGGGCGTGTTCGACACCACCACCAAGCCTACGGCGCTACAGGTTGCCGAAATGCTTGACGAATCGTGCGCCATCCTGAACGGCTGGCTTGCACAGAACAACTACATCGTGCCTGTGGTTGCTACCCGCGCCGCCGCCGCCCTTGGGCGCTACGCCAATCTGGGAGCGGCGGGCCTGGCGGAGCTGGCGCAGCGATCGGCGGGCTATAGCGAAACCGATCAGAACCGGCGCGAAAACAAGTTCCTTGCCGAGTTTGCGAAGGCGGAGGCATTCATCGCCAGCGGCGCGCTTGGTGGCTTGGGCGCTTCCTCGGAGGGCGTGCCGCCCGTGCTGTCCGGCTTCTCGATTGGCGGCATGACGCGCGGCGGAGCGCGCTTGCGCCCGATCTTCAAGCGCACGTCCTTTGGCAACGACCCGACGGCGGAAAGCCCAAGCGGGCGCGAAGTGGATTACACGGGTGATCCCTGATGCCGGACAGCGCCGCCATTGTCGTGACGGGCCTGGATCAGATTATCCGCGCCCTTGACGCCACGCCCGCACAAGTCAATAGCGACGTACGGGAAACGCTGCGCCCGGTACTGCGGGATATGAAAGGCCGGCTCGCTACCTATCCCGGCGAGCGCACCAACCAGCGCTACCGGCGCACGGGGCGCCTGGGGCGCGGCTGGACAAGCGCACAGGAGCGCTACATCGTGCGGGCGGGCGGGGGCGTGGATTTGACCATCACCAACACCGTTGACTATGTGGATCGGGTGCAAGGCGACGATCAAGACATCTGGTTTATCGGGCGATGGGAAACCGCAAGCGCGGTGCTGACCAGCTACGAAGGCGAGATCACGAACGCGGTAGAGGATGGTACGGTGCAGGCAATGCGCAGACTAGGGCTGGAATGATGAGCGAACGCATAGGTAGGCGTGGCATGAACGCCTCGTTCAATGTTCTTCGTCAGGGGGCGCAGGCGATACTCCCGCGCATATCCGTTTGCTACTTTGCGCTGTTGCACAAGTCGCGCCTTATGCAATATGTCAGCACATTTCGGGCGGTGTCCTCTCTTAAACGACCCCGCGCCCTAAGACTCCTATGCGTTCAGGTGAATTATAGCATATGAGCTACCAAACCGTACAAACTGCCGTGCTGACCCTCACCCGCGCCTATAACAGCGGCGCGACGTTCACCACAGCCACATCGGCAGAGGATGATTGGCGCGTGCTGGATAACGATGTGGGCAACCTCGCCGCCGTGGTCACACAGGCGGGGGATACGCTCGAAGCCTACCAGATCGATGGGCGCGGCAAAAGCGGTGCGCGGTTCGCGCAGCACGAGGTTGGCATCATGGTGGCGTCGTCCATCCGCACAGACAACGACGCAGACGCTCTTCAGACGCTCTACGCGGCGGTGCAAGGGCTTTCGGCATATATCCGCCGGTATCCGCTCCTGAACGCCGCTACGGGCGTCAGGCACGCGCAGATAGTACGCACCACGCGCCGCCGCCCGATCGCGCCAACCACGGACGAAACCCGGTCAACCCATTGGGCGCAGATGATCGTGGTGCAGGTGGTGGAAGAGATCACGCTGAACCTAGTGGAGAGTGGGCAATGAGGCGGTTCCTTTTGATCAGGATTGAAGATGTAAGTGGCGTTTCTGGCACTGGAAGAGTAGCAGAGGGCGTGCTTTTTTCGACTGGGAAATGTGTTCTTTCATGGGTAACTGAGTTCCGATCCGTTGCGGTATATGACAACATCGAAGAACTGAACGCCATCCACGGACACAACGGGCGCACGCGCGTTGAATGGATTGACGAATGAGATTGATGGTCATCCATCCCGGCCACGGCTACAGCACCACCGACGTGTACGCGGGCGTATGCGCGGGGCTAGAGGCGTGCGGCGCGGAAGTCATCCCCTACGCGCTTGACGCGGCATTGGATGTCAATCAGGCATTGCGCGGGCTAGCCGATCGCCACCTACCCGATATTGCGCCCGCGTTCGATCCGATCGCCGTCACCGCGCACGCCATTATCGGGCGCGCTATCTGGCGCGAAGTGGATGCCGTGTTGGCTGTCACCGGCCAATTCTTGCACTTTGGCGCGGTTGGGACGCTGCGCAAGGCCGGGATACGCACGGCGCTGCTGTGTACGGAGTCGCCGTATACGACCCTGGAACGTGAGCGCCACGATGCGCGGCATTATGATGTGGTGTTCACCAATGACAAGAACGCAACCCACTTGTTTGACAAGCCGGCGCACTACCTGCCGGCGGCGTACAACCCGGCGGTGCACACCGCCGATGGTGAGCGCGCCAGCGTTGCGCCGGATGTGTTCTTCGTCGGCTCCGGCTTTGCCGAACGCAAGGATCTCTTCGATGGCGTGGATTGGACAGGGATAGACTTCACGCTCGTTGGCACCCTTTGGGACGGGGACGCCGACGCGCAAACAGTCCTCTCTCGGCTGATGGGCAACACTACGGCGGCGACGTACTACCGCGCCGCGCGGGTGAACTTGAACCATCACCGCACCACTACGACATACCACAGCGGGCAGCATATTGCGGCAGGCGTCGCCTACTCGCTTGGGCCGCGCGCCTACGAAATCGCGGCGTGCGGTGGCTTTCAACTGATGGACGACTCCCGGCCGGAGGCGCGCGACGTGTTTGGGACAAGCCTTGCGACCTACCGGGCGGGGGATAGCGCGGATCTAGAGCGGCAAGTGCGCTACTGGCTTGCCCATCCGGACGAGCGCGAGCGGCGTGCGGCTGAACAGCACGCGGCGGTACAGCCGCACACATGGCAGGCACGCGCCGAGCGGATTCTAACGGTTCTCGACAAGGAGCATTCCACATGGCAACGAAACATGGTGTAAATACACGGATCTATATGGGCGCGACAAACGCCAGCCCGGTTGCGGAAACGCACGGGATGAACTTGTCGTTTGACACTGATTTCGCGGAGGATTCGAGCCAGGGCGATATTTTCAAAACCTATCTGCCGGGGTTATCGGATTTCTCACTCGAAATCAACAAATGGTACGACAGCGCCGATGCAACGCTGATCGATGCCGCCATCAACCGCACGGTGCTGAAGTTCTACTTTTATCCCGATGCGGCAGACAGCACGGTCTACATCTACGGCACGGGCGTACTTGGTGGCGGCGGGTTTGATGCCCCGATTGACAACATCGTGGATCAGACCTACCAATTCCGCGCCAGCTCGCAGCCGACGTACCACCATCCATAAGTAACGGAGGCATGGGCGGATGTTTCCACGGACACGCTACAGCGGCGAGGGCGGCACGATCCACCTTGGCACGCTCACGATCGGAAAGCTAGGGGAATGGAAAGTCTGCTATTTTGGCGACGATCGCCCTTACTTCACCGCCACCGGCTGCGACGTGCCGCAGCGGTGGCTCTCGGCGGGCCTGAAGCGCTTGACCGTCCGCCCACGGTTGGGCGCAAGGCCATCAATGGAAATTAGTGGCGATGTGCGACTGTTCGAGCGCGGGCGCTTGAACCTCGGCAATCTAGAGGGGGCGGACTAATGGATCGTCAAACATTCATGGCGGCGGCGCTGGCGCTGCACGAACTCGAAGTAGACAGCGGGCCGCTAGGGCTTGGCATGGTGTGGATACGCGAACTCACGGCACGGCAGCGCGTGGATGCGCTGGAAGGCGCATACCTGCGCGGCGACGATGGCGCGATCCTGACCACCGATCAGGGCTACAACCGCTACGATGATACGTTGTACCGCGCGTTTCTCCTGCAATCCAGCGTGCTTGCGGGCGAGGGCGGGCAACCAATCTTGACACTCGAAGACGTACCTGATCTAGCGGCGCGGGGGCGGGAGTGCCTCCGTGGGTTGAGTGACCAGGTATTAACCCTCTCTTGGCTATCCAAGGAGGATCTTTTTCGCAGCCGTCAAGCGCCTGACCATTCAGAACGCGACCCGCACGAAAGCGCTGGAACTGTTGGAGACGGAGCCGAACGCGAAGGAACACCGGACGTTGGTGAGTGATCTGTTCTGGCTCATGGACTTAGCGGAATCGAAGCATATGCTGCTTGACGATCTCCTTGATCGCATGGGCAGCCGCACCTACACGCTGGAACGCGCCCGCGCCGTGGTCAATCGCGCTATGGAACTGCTCACAAGGCCAAGGTAACATGCCCGCTGTCAACATACAAATCAGCACGCAATTTCAGGGCACCGGCAGCGCCGCCGCAAAGGTGGCGCTTGGTCAGGTTGGGCAAGAAGCGAGTAAGTCCGAAAAGCAACTGCTTGCCTACGCGCAAGCCACCGCCGCCGCACAGCGCCAGCAAGGCGATGCGGCCGGCGCGGTGCGCACGCTCACGGCAGCGTTGAATCAGGTGACAACCGGGAGCAAGCAGGCAGTGGTGGCGGAGGGGCAACTCGCATCCGCGCTATCGTCAATGGAAAAGCAAGCCAAAGGCGCAGCAAGCGGCCTGGCTGTCCTACCACGTACTCTGGAATCCTTCGGCACGGGGGCGATCGATCAGTTCAAATCTAGTTTACTCGGTATCGTCGGGCCAGCGGCAGTCGCCACAACGGCGATGAGCGCGCTTGTTGCCGTGGCACATTCCTTTGAAGAGGGCTTCAAACTCAAAGCTACGCTTGACCAGACCACCAACGCCATCACCGTTCAGTTGCAGGGGGTGCGAAATAGTAGTGAGGTATTCGCACAAGCAACGGCATTCGCGGATAAGTACAAACTCACGCAGCAAGAAGTCAACGCGGCGCTCCAAGCGTCCGTGGGTATCCTGCGTACATCCACATCAAGCGCCGATGACTTGCTCGGCGTGCTGGCGCGCTTGCAGGTCGCGTCACCTGAACAGGGGCTAGAGGGCGCGGCGCTTGCGGTCAAGGAACTGTCTACCGGATCGATCAATAGCCTCGTCACCCGCTTTGAAGTGAGCCGAACCGCCGCCAATAAGATGAAAGAGGAAATCGCGGGCGGGGCGGATGCGGTACAGGTGCTCTCGAAATACCTTACTGACGCTGGTATTGGCGCAGAATCGCTCGAGGCGCGTACCAAGGGCGCGGCCGGCGCGCTGAACGATGCGAAAAAAGCCGCTGAAGATGTGGCAATCGCACAAGGTAAACTCGCAGAAAGCGCGGGCGGCATCCTCGTTGTGAAAGAGATTGCGCAAGTTTATCGTGGGCTTGCCAATGTGCTGAACGGCGATGTGGTGGGCGGACTAAAGGCAACGGCAGCATCGGCGGTGGCGAATCAGGCCGCGCAACAGGCGTACAACCAGGCCATCGCGGCGGGCAAGAATGAAAGCCAGGCGGCGGCAATCCAGCAAGCCGCCTACGATCAGGTGCTCCGCGCTACCTATACCGATTTCGGGCTGTATACACCCGCGCAAGATCAAGCCACCGTGGCGACGAATAACCACACCCGCGCGCTTGGTGTGAGCAAGGATGCGCTGTCCGAGGAAGCGCTGAAGAAGATTGATGACCAGATCGCTACCGCAGGACTATCGCAGCAACAAACACAGCTCGCCGCCGATTCGGCCCGCGCTGCGCAAGGCTTACTCGGCGCGGGCGATCAGGCGCTCATTCTGGCGAAAAAGTATGGGCTTGCCGCCGATCAAGCGCAATTCCTTATCCAACAGCAACAGAAACTTTCGAACGCCACCGCGCTTGCCGATCAGCGCGTCGGTGAGCGCGATCCGAGTAACCGGCTCACGGCAGCGCAGAATAATGCGTTCGACAAGTTAGCCGACGCACGCCGCAAGGAAGATGCCGACAAAGCCAAAGCCGACGCCGACAAGGCAAAGGCGGATGCAAAACAACTGCGGGATGCGCAAAACGGGCTGAACCTCGCACGTGCTACGACCAAAGAGCAGAAGATAGCCGAGTTGCAACGCCAGCAAAAGGCCACCGCCGATCCTGTGGAGAAGCTTCGCTTACAAACACAGATCGAACAAGAAAAGCGTAGCGGCGCGGGGCGTGTCGGCGCGGCGAAAACAACCGCACTCCAACTGAACGACATCGCCCGCACGTCGGGGGATGATCGTCTGCGCATCGAACGCGAGAACCTGGAACGCTTGCGCGATCAGCAGGAAGATTTCGACGTTAAGAGTACCCGATCGCGTGAGGACTACGAGCGCCAGCGGCGGCGCTTGCTTGCGGAGGGCAAACGGTTCGAGGCGGCGCAGTTGGCGGAAACATTCAACCGTGAGCAGACGCGCGCCAAAGAGGACTTCGACAGAGAGAAGCGCCGCACGCTCCGCAACAACGCGGAAGCGCTTGGGGATCAGACCACCAAGGTGGAGAACCGTGTCGAAGCCGTCAACGCCCGCGCCGTAGCGAAGGGCGTGGCACCAAGCGCCGTGCCTGGTGTGGCGGGCGCGGGGGATAGCACGCCACTCCCGGCAGGCACCACCGCAAGCGCACAGGCGGCGGCGACACGGACAATCCAACTCATTCTCAACGGGCAGGTGAACATGGACGGCAAGCAGGTCGGGATGCTCGTATATGACACCGTGCGCCAGCAACTTGACATCGACCTCGCCGCCGAACTGATCCAGGCACCGCAGCCGGGCAGCGGACAGACCGCCGTAGCAGGGAGCCGCCCATAATGGCACGCTACATATGGACATTCGATAGCATCTCATTCCGCGTGAAGTCTGAAAACGAGTACGATCCGTGGTTCAGCCCATCGTATGAGTACACGCTTGATCGCGTGCTTGGTGGCGAGGCGACGTACCTAGACCTAGGGGCAAAGAAGCGTGAGCAGTTGAACATCCGTGCGCAGTTTACGAGCGAGGCCACCCGCGATGCGATGGTGCTGAAGCTCGGTATCACCGGCACAATTTCCAACAACGCGCCCGCCGGCCACAGCGCCACCGCCACGTTGCTGAAAGCCTTCCGCGTTGACAATCCAAGCGGAATGGCGTACTGGCTGGATTGCATGTTTGAGTATAGGCCGTAATGCCAACACTAGCCGATCTTGTCGCAGGCTATACCCGCATTCCTACCTGGAAAGTCTACCTAGGTGGGCAAATCTGCCGTGGGGTGCTCTCGCTCCGCACGTCGCAGGCGTTCGGTGCGGGCATCGCCACCGGCACGATCGTGTTGCGCGATCCGCCGGTTGCGCCCGCGATTGGCACGGCGGTGCGCTGGACATGGGGCTATAACGGCGTGGAGGTTCCGGGCTTCACGGGCGAAATCGCCCGGCCCGCGCGCAAGTCCTACCCCAACCGCTACACCATCGAATGTCGTGATGTGCTATGGCGGGCCGATCGCTCGCAACAGGTGATCGCTACCGACCCGCTGAACAGCATCACGGCATCGGCGGCGATTCGCT